GACGGCATTGCTTTCAACGGTTCAACTGTTATCTCACCGTTTTTCAATTCGGTTAGCACAGTTAATTTTTCGGATGTCGCTAATGACGCTACGAATCAGGTTTACAACCAAATCAACTTTGACAGCCTCGCAGACAACTTTTACACGCAGGTCACGGTCACCCCTGAAACGGCTGGCGCTGCCACGGTGACACAGGTGGGGGCTTCGGCACCGTTCCGCACCTATCAGACAAACACATTGAACGAAACCACAGCTCAGGCAACTGACTACGGCAACTATTTGTTGTCAAATTACGGGACGGCGCGTTTTGCTATTAGTTCGGTGACTTGTTCGGGTGATGCTCAGGCTTCGTTCCAGTTGGACAAGATGGGTGTTAACGGCGAGTTTGGCAAGACTGTGGGCCGTCAGGTTTCTGTGGCGTTCCGTGGCACCACTTATCAGTGCATTGTGGAGGGTGTTACTATGTCTGCTTCACCTGCTAGTTCTTCGTTTACTTTCCACCTGTCAGGTGCTGATTTAAACGCTTATCTCATTTTGGACAATGCCGTTTTCGGTAGGCTCGATTTCAACAAGTTAGGTTATTAGTTATGAGTTTTCCATCTTTTGCTACTGGCGAGGTTTTACGCGCTGCGGATATGAACGCTGTCGGTCTGTGGCTTGTCAAGACCGTTACGGTCGGCACAGGCGTTTCCACCGTCCCTGTGACAGATTGTTTTTCTGCTGATTATCAGAACTACCGAATTATCATTACTAATAATTCCAGCAACGGCTCTGCGTCGCATTTGATAACTCTGAACAATGCTTCTACGCTTTATTACATATCGGGGCATTATTTTTCATGGGGTGGTGGTGGAGCAACTGCTTATAGTCCAGTTGTCCAACCCAACTGGGTAGTTAGTGCTAACAATTCCGCAGGAAACCCATGTGAAATGGTTTTAGACGTAATTAACCCTTTTCAGACTTTGCGAACAGCAGGAAGCGTCATGAGTGACAGCGCCAACGGAAGCGCAATTTTTCAGTTATTAAATGCTAATGCTGTTTCTCATACTGGCTTTACCTTGTCGAAAGCAGGCGACACCATGACAGGTGGCACTATTCGCGTTTACGGATATAGGAACTAACCATGACACGACCATTAATCCAAATTGACGAAGACGGCAACAGCCGAGAAATGACCGAAGAAGAACACGACTTCTATTTAGAACTATGGGAAGAAGCGAGAAAACATGCACCGCCTACTGCTGACATTGACACTGGCACTGACACTGAGTAGTTGCGCTGACCGTGTCCGCGAAAACTGCGAAACCACAAAAGCCACCGGCCTACTAGAAAGACGCTGCCCATGAAACCCGAAAACCGCCTAACCAACGAAGAAATCAAAGCCCGACTAATCCTCATCGTAGGAATAGCGCTCTCTTTCTCATTTGTTGCAGCCATCGTTTCACTCATATTCGGACTGCTATTTGTGGTACAGCCTCTGGAACAGAGCCCCAATGACTCGGAAGCCTGGGCCGTACTCAGTCCTATGCTCATGACCCTCGCAGGCGGCCTAATCGGACTACTTGCAGGCAACGGCCTGAAAGACAAGCCCAAAGACCCACCAACAGGGACACCAGTACCATGAGCAACCGCCCTTATCCCTACTACCCAGTCAAAGAGCCAGGTAAAGGCAAACTTGCTGGCACTGAAAAATTCGTAGAGCTGTGCCGTAAGCGCTGGGGCTTCACCAATCTGGGCACCTGGGTGGTGCGTAACATGCGTGGTAAAAAAACCCTTTCAGTGCATAGCCTCGGGGTTGCTGGCGATATTGGTTATCCAGCCACTCGAGATGGCAGGGCTAAGGCTCGTGAAGCTTGGGACTGGTTCCTAGAACACTCAGAAGCGCTCGGCCTATGTGAGCTGCATGACTACAGCTTTGGCGAATTCGGTAGGGGCTACCGATGCAGTCGGGGCGAGGGCGTCAAAGGGGTACGCGTATACCAAAACGCCGCCGAAAGTGCAGGCTCTGGCGGTGCCTGGTTACATTTTGAGCTTGAAATGGACATGGCCACAGACGCTAAAAAACTAGAAGCAGTTTGGCGCTCCCTGCCTAAGCCTGTTAAGCCTTAAGAACTGCTGCGCCGCCTTCCGAACTTGGCGCGCGGCCTAGGTGGTGGGAGTTGTTCACCTTTTTCCGATTCCCACCACCGCCCCCCTCTCTTGTGTATAGTTTCCCCAGGCGCTCGGAACGCCCCCGAAAGGTAAACCATGACACAACTAACTAACGGCTATGACCCCCGCTATGACTTCAAAGTAGACCTCGCTTATGGCAAGGCTGGAGAAGCTGAACTAGTCGAATTCTTTAACGCTGTGCAGGGCTCCTCAGTAGAGGTCAAGTCCGATAGGTACAGGAATGGCAGAATGGCTGTGGAGACCCAGCAGAAGCCCGCTCATGGCTTTTGGAAGGACTCTGGCATCAATGTTACGCAGGCTCAGTGGTGGGCTTACCGCTTTGGGCCTGGCTCTTTCGTGCTGGTATCGGTGCCCCGGCTTAAAAAGTATCTACGCATGAATAGGGACTTACTGCAAAAGCGGGACTTTGCAGCAGGCTCAGATAACCCCTCGAGGGGCTTTGTGCTCATGCCTGACCAGGTGCAGGAGCTCCTAACCTCTGAGTGGTATGACTGTGACTAGTCCCCAGTACCTCGGCTATAGGGAACTATGGTCTAAAGACAAGACAACACTGGTGCAGGTATTCACTGACCTGCAAGGGCTGATTCTGAGCATTACCGTGACCACACGGCCTGACAGAGACTCAGACTGGGGCCCATCTAGAGAAGTGGCAGAGATTGATTAAGAAAATTATGCCTTTAATCGTTTTATTCGTTTTCGCAGTTCCAGCGCCAGCGCAAGCGCAGGCTAAAAACTGCCCTCAGTGGGAACCGCTACTTAGAAAGCATTTCCCCGCAAACCTTGTGCCCATTATGAGCAAGATTGCTTATCGAGAAAGCCGCTGCAACCCTAAAAGCGTTAGCGCGGTAAGGAAAAGCACCGGGCGCCCAGATGTAGGGCTCCTGCAGATTCAGGGGAGCTGGCAGACAGTCACTAAGCAAGTCTGCAAGACCACTAATGTGATTCGTTCTTTGCAAGACCCAGTGTGTAATGTCAAGGTCGCTGGGTACCTGTATCGGAATGGTGGCTTGGGCCACTGGCGGGGAACCTCAGGAAAATAGAAAAAGGAAACATGACAGATTTAGAAACAATCACCACGCTGGAATTACTCAGCTACAAACTTGATGAGGACATGCGCTTTGAGGAGCGTGACGCCGTGGATTACGCCATCGCCATTATGCGTATGCGCCGCCACCCATCACTAGACACCACCCAGCCAAAATTTGACATAAACAATGCACTGCATGAGCTCGCAAACTTTATGGCCAACCAATACAAGCAGGGCATCTAATGAGCTTTGACCTCGACTCCTACGAGCCAGTAGCAGTACGCCTGGCGCGCCTACTGGACACACTCAGAGGCAAAGACCTAGAGCCACGCATCGTTACTGTGCTTCTCTCAGAGCCTGGCGCTGATATCTGCATCTTTAGGGCTGAGCTGTGGCTAGGCGCAAACCTCATGGCCACTGGCCACGCTGAGGAGGTGCGAGGCGCAGGCAATGTGAACCGCACAAGCCATGTGGAAAACTGCGAGACAAGCGCTTTGGGCCGCATGTGTGAAAGTTATTTTCCTACTGCCAATCTGGAAAAGCGCCCATCTCGAGAGGAAATGAGCAAGGTGCAGCGCATGTCTGGTAATACCACCATCACTGAGAATGGTGACTTGGCGAGCGATAAGCAGCGCAACATGATTAAGGCCGTATGTAAGTCACTGGGCAAGACCCCGCCTGTAGAGCTGCAATCTTTTACTAAGCGCCAGGCCTCGGCTTACATTGACCAGCTAAAGCAGATGGAGGCAGGCAACCAGCCAGCGCCACCTGTTGAGTACGACACCCCAGAGGAGCCTTTCTAATGGATAACGGCACACAACTTGACTACATAGCAGACCTGATGACAGAGCGAGAAGCACTGCTTAAACAGATTCGGCAACTTAAGCAAGACCAGAAGCGCTGGGAGCGCATAGCGCGCAAAGCCTTTGAGATGCACCCAGGATGCCTGCCAGGATGCCTCAGAGCCTGCATGTGTGACTGTGGCTATGAGCTGTACTTTGCTCTTACTCGAGATGAGCAAAAAAATGGCTGAGGAAATTGAAATCTGGCGAAAACTTGCCGACCGAATGTTTGCCGAAATAGTAAAAGACTGGTGCTGGCACTGTGGAGCAGAAATGACTCGTGATTATCGAGTATGTGACCTAATGGATGAATACAGACAAGCAGTAATAAATAGCGGGACTCGCAGTGAGTGAGTTTCTAATGTTTCTGTCGCACAGTGCTTTTATGGCTGTGCTAGGTGGCTGGTTTGCACTGAGGCATCGTGAAGCAAAATAAGACCATTACAGAGCGCATTTTTCAAGACCAGGTGCGCACTTTGGCGCTTATGAATGGCTGGCAGTTTTTCCACCCATCACCCGGGCAAGTAAGACCTGGCGTGTGGCGCTCAGACTGTAAGGGCTACCCCGATATTACGATGGCCCACGAATCAAGAGGCCTGATATTTGCAGAGCTAAAACTTGACAACGGTAAGGCAAGCCCAGAGCAACTGACATGGCTTAAAGCCTTAGCGCCCTATGCAGAGGTTTACATATGGCGCCCAGCCGATTTAGAGGACATCGCTCGAAGATTGGCCCGCGCTAAATGATTCTGCTTGCCTGGTACGCCTTCATAGTGGCTCTAGGAGCATGTCTACTCATTGGCATACGCAGGGGCTAATCTGCCCACACAATTTAAAGACTCATGGCCTCATACGGGATTGCACTGTGTAGGTATTTCACACCTGGGGACAGGGGTAGACGAGGCTGTCCCTAAAGGGCTAAGAGCCTCGAGCAGCGTATGAACGACATAAACACGATGGTGACGGCCCTAAAAGGATTCAAACGGCGACCAGTGGAGACAATCCACAAACGGCGGGAGGGACACCTAGCTCAGACTCTCTCACTAACATGAGACCAACCGCAGCGAAGCAAGGGCGGTAGCAAAAAGGAACACATGGCAGGCAACAGAAAACAAACCGCACAATACAGAGCCAACAGAGCAGCACTCCTAGAAGGCCACCCGGACTGCTACTGGGGATGCGGGCGCTCAGCTACACAAGCAGACCACCTCCTAGAGCATGACGCTGGAGGAGATGACTCCTCAGCCAACCTTGTACCAGCATGCGCTAAATGCAACAGCTCTCGAGGCGCCCAATATGTCAACCGCAAAACCGCGCAAAGACAACAAGCAAGAAACGCCGCATTAAACGCAGACCCGAAAATTACCGAAAATCCCATTTTTTTAGGCGAAGTAATCACCCCGAGCAAGCATTTGCAGTCTGTATCCCCGAAAGCGGAACTGGCGGGAACTGGCGAGAACCAGCAGGACTACTCGAGAATTGGCAGGACTCAGCCCAGATTAGAAACGATGCGTAAAGGCAATTCTGTCTACGCCGATTTGGTGAAAGAGTTTGCTTCTAAGTACATGCAAGTTGAGCTCATGGATTGGCAGCTCTACGCGCTTGACGGTCTTTTTGAGGCAGACCCTGAGACAGGTGACTTGGTGAATCGTGCCGGTCTAATTTCCGTGGCGCGCCAGTGTGGAAAAACGGTACTTGGCCAGGCTGTGCTTGGCGCCTGGATGACTTCTATTGCCAAGATGCGGGGCAAGCCCCAGACCGTAGTTAATTCAGCGCATGAGCTCACACTTGCTGTGCGCCAGTTTGAAATTGTGGCACCTATCTTGGCTGAGTATTTTGGCGCTACTCTCAAGCGGGCTTATGGCCGTAACAGTTGCGAGATGCCTGACGGCTCCCGCTGGCTAGTAAAGGCGGCCACGCCTTCTGCCGGTATGGGTTTATCTTGTGACCTCATTTGGGTAGATGAGATTTACGCAGTTGACGACAATGTCCTTGCCCATTCTCTGAGGCCCACAATGAAGGCGCGCAATGTGCGCACAGCTGGGGGCTCGCCTATAATGATGATGACTAGCACCGCTGGCACTGAGGCTTCAATAGCCATGCTGCGCTATCGGGAACAGGGCCTACAGCTGATAGATGAAAAGCGCCAAGGCTCGTTTTACTTTGCTGAGTGGAGCCCGCCACCTGGGGTGGATGTCATGGACACTAAATGGTGGGGCTGGGCTAACCCCGCACTAGGTCACACACTCGAGCTTGAAAGCCTGTTGCTGGATGCTGACCACCCAGACCGCTCATCCTTTCTGCGTGGTTCTCTTAACCAGTTTGTCAATGCTGACGCTTGCTGGCTTCAGCCTGGCCAATGGGATGCCTGCCTCTCTGACATTGAAGGCCCAGAGGGTGGCTGGATTGCCGTAGATTCAAGCCTTGACGGCTCCCGCTATGTGGCCGTTCGCGCCGCTGTGGATGATGTCGGGATAGCCCATGTCAAGGTTGAATTCGTGGTGCAGTCATTAGCCGAGATGCAGGAGGCTCTGCTTAAGTCTTGTGAGAATCCCCAGGTAATGCTTGCCGTCACCCCAACACTTGAGCACCATGTACCGCTAGCTCTAAAGCGCCGCTCAAAAGTTGTCGGATACGGCGAGCTCATGAAATACACAAGTCTTGTAAAAGGCATGATAAATGACGGCCGCATAGTTCACATGGGGCAGAGCAACCTTGCCGAGCACATGAACAGGGCAGTAGCAATTAACCAGCAGAATGCTTTAGCTCTATCTTCAAAGCGTTCCCCTGGGCCAATCGAGTTAGCGCGCTGCACCATCTGGGCGGCCGCCTTAGCGTCAAGACCAAAACAGGGCGGTAAGCCTATGCTGGTTGTCGTTAATCGCTAAACTTCTAAAGGTTGTGTCCTGCTAGTTCTGTCGGGATTCTGGCAGGGCATGACCACCCCCATAAAAGAAATGTGACATAATCACGCTATGGCTCTGTTCAATCGAGTAAATAAAGCGGCTGTGAGCCCAGCACCAGCGCAGGCTAAAGCAGCTGCAGCAGGTGGCTACTCATCCAACATGGCTGGCGTAAACATGGTGGGCCAGTATTACGGCTATTACGAGGGCGAGGCCCGCAATCGTGCAATGAGCGTGGCCACCATCTCGAGAGCTCGTGACCTCATGGCTTCTGTCATTGCCTCGCTTCCATTGCGTATGTATAACGAGCGCTGGAACGATTCCGAAAAAGAAATGGAAAAGGAATACTTGGCGCCCCGCTCGTGGCTGCGCCAGCCTGACCCATCAGTTACTTACGATTTCCTCATGGCCTGGACATTTGATGACCTTTTCCACTACGGAAGAGCCTTCTGGGTAATTACTTCACGCACACAAGATGGCTTTCCTGCATCATTCACGCGCATTCCTGCGGGCGCTGTAACCACGCCTGACCAGGCGGGCCCAGTGTGGTACGCACCTTCTAAAGAGGTTTTCTTTTTAGGAAATATGATAAATCCAGCGGATTTAGTACAATTTCTGAGCCCCATTCAAGGGATTATCTACATGTCTGAGCAGACAGTAGCCACAGCGTTAAAGCTTGAGGCTGCGCGCTATCGCAATGCTGAAAGCTCTATCCCAGCTGGCGTACTTAAGCAAACGGGTGGCGAGCCATTGAGCGCTTCCGAGCTTGCAGACCTAGCAAGTGCGTTTAATGCTGCACGAGCAACTAACCAGACCGCCGCTCTAAATGAGTTTCTTAGCTACACAGAGACAACGGCAACCCCTGACAAGATGCTTCTAATTGATGCCGCTAACTATCAGGCTCTGGAATGCGCTCGCCTCACAAATGTGCCGCCTTATTTGGTGGGCGTAAGCACTGGCGCTTATTCATATCAGAGCTCAGAGCAGGCTAGAAATGACCTTTACATTTTTGGGGTACAGGCTTACGCTTCCTGCATTGCATCCACATTGAGTCAAAATAATGTTTTGCCAAGAGGTACCTTTGTCGAGTTTGATACAGAAAAATTCTTAGTAGAAAACGAAATTGCCGACAAGATGGAATATCCCGATATGCCAGAAGAAAACACACAGGAGGAATTAGCGTGATTCGCTTTAATGCCAGCTCTATTTCAATTGATGCAGCAGCGCCAGACGGTACGCCACGGCGCACCCTGACTGGGATTGCAGCGCCTTATAATGTCGTTGCCCGCGTAAGTGATGGCACAGAAATTATGCTTGCCCCAGGCTCACTGCCTGAAGATGGCAAGAATCCAAAGCTTTACATGTACCACGACAGCACCCAGCCAGTAGGCCTTGTGACCGCTCGCCAAGACACGCCAGAAGGCATGCTTTTTGAGGCTCGTATTTCCAGCACTGTTGCTGGTGATGAAGCTTTAACGCTTGCCACAGATGGCGTACTTGATTCAGTGTCTGTAGGAATCAGCGCCACAGAATTTACCTATGACGAAAACGGCGTCATGGTCATTACGGCTGCCGAATGGCAAGAGCTCAGCCTCGTGCCCCAGCCAGCGTTTGCGGGTGCTACCATTGAAAAAGTTATGGCGAGCATCCACCAAAACCCCGACAATCTAGACAATAATCCAGATATCACCGAAGTTGAGGAGACAGAGGACATGGAAAAGACACCAGCACCAGAAGTAGTGGAAGCAGCAGCTATCCCTACAGTTCCAGTATTCGCAGCGGCAAAGCGCGATTTCGTTTTGCCTTCAGCTGGCGAATTCATGGCCGCTTATCATGTGGGTGGCGACACTTTCGCAAACATGAACAAGGCAGTAGCTGATTACACAGCTTCACAGCGCACAGCCTTCCAGGCCGCCGCTGGCGATGTGCTTACCACTGACACTTTGGGCCTGCTCCCAGTTCCTGTGCTCGGTCCATTGGTGCAGGATTTAAATTTCCTGAGGCCTACGGCTGATGCAGTGGGCATGCGCGCTTATCCTGACTCAGGCCAGCAAAAGACTTTCGTTCGCCCAACCATCACCACTCACACAGATGTTGGCACACAGTCCACAGAGCTTTCAGCAGTTACCGCTCGCACAATGGTTATTGCAGCAAACTCGGTAACAAAGACAACTCTTGCCGGACAGGTCACGCTTTCTCAGCAAGACATTGACTTCACGAGCCCTGCAGCAATGCAGCTCATCCTCAATGACCTCATGGGCGAGTACATGATTACCAGTGACAACCTGGTAGCTGACAACTTGCTTACCGCTGCATCCGCATCAGGCGTCTGGGATGGCACAGTAGCTGACCTTCTCAAGAGCGTTTATGACTCAGCGGTAGACATCTCGAGTGGCCGTAACTGGACACCTACTCACATGTTCGTGTCTCCTGATGTGTGGGGCCAGCTCGGACAACTTGCAGACACCACAGGGCGCCCAGTGTTCCCATTCATTGGCGCTGGACTTACAGGCCAGAATGCACTCGGCGGCGGAAATGCAACCTCTTGGAACGGTACGCCTCTCGGCTTGCAACTTGTCGTAGACAGCAACTTTGCTGCAAAGACAATGATTATCACTCGAGTAGGTCAAGGCCAAGGCGATGCCTATGAGGCGTATGAGTCCATCCGTGGATTGATGTCACGAGAGGAACCATCAGTTTTGGGCCGCGTAATGAGTTTCCATGGCTATGTGTCGACTTTCGCAGCTATCCCTGGAATGATTCGCAAAATTACTCAGGCCTAGTCAGAAAGGCGGGTTACCGCTATGGCTACCTACAGCGTTATCTTTCATCAGCGCCTGGACAACTACGCAGTAGTTCAGACACTTGAGAACACGGATATTGCTATTGGTGAATCCATCACCCTTAGCGGGTTAGGGCATGGGCTAAACGGTACGCACACTGTTTACGCCCTGCCCCAGTACCTTTACATAGGTACAGACACTGAAGGCAATATCGAGCTAGACGCCAATCAGCCTCTGCCTAATCAGGTCATGTTTTATGACGCTGACACGGCCCTTGACAGAAGCGCTGCAATCCCGCCAGGGACTTTGGTTTATACGCAAACCTGCACATGGGTAACCAGTGCGCAAGTACAGCTGTGGCTCGGCCTTACGAGCCCTACGGCTGATGAGAGCACATTCTTAGCTCAGTGTGTTTCTGCTGGTAATCAGGTTGCTTATCGGCGCAGGCAGGAAGCGGGTTACTTTGACGCGCTCGCTACTTCTCCCTCAGGAGATTGCACCCTCGGTACCATCATGCTTGCCGGGGCTTATTACAGACAGCGCGGCAGTATTGACCAATTCGCCAGCTTTGACTCAATGGGCCAAGCCATCACCACTAACGCATTTACCCCGATGGTTAAGCAGTTGTTAGGCATTGACCGCCCAGCGGTGGCCTGATGGCTTACACAGACCTTTTTAATGAGGCCATAGATGACCTGGCAACCACGCTGGCAACCATCACAGGGTTGAGGGTTGTAACAGACCCCAGGAACCTAAATAGTAATTGCTGCTTTATTGATGCCCCATCTTTTGAGGCGCTTAATGACCACATAGTTACCGTGACCTTCCCAGTGCGCATTATTGGCATAGGCCCGGGCAACCTAGACACTTTGCGCCCACTGCTCGCCATCTCAGCATCATTGCTCGGCAAGAATGTAGGCGTAAATAGCGGCACCCCAGCTCTGGCCTCAATCGGCGGGCAAGAGTTCCCCGCCTATGACCTCAGTATCAGAATGCAAGCACAGAATCTGTGATGCACACAAAGACCGTTAAAATCTGCAATAATCTACAAAGCACAGGTGCCCCGACTCACCTAATACCTAGGAGTTAAAACATGGCTACCAGCTCAACCACATACCTCACGAATCCAACAGTAAACCTGGCGCCAACTACTGGCGGGGCCAAGGTTGATGTAACCTCGCTAACTTCTGCAGCGGCAATCACAGTGGGTTTTGACGCATTGGAAAGCACCAGCTTTGGAGATGCAGGCCATGTGTTCGTCAAGGGCCTTCAATCGGTCGAAGTAGTGCTCACGATGTACGCCTCCTATGGCGCATCTTCTGTGGAAGCCACCCTTTGGGACTTGCTCGGCGATGGAACTACAGAAATCACCATCTCACCTGCAGGCGTTACCGAATCCGCCAGCAACCCTGAGTACACAGTAATTAATGCTTTTCTCGCATCCTTCCAGCCGATTAACGGCACCTACGGTGAGCTCAGCATGATTGAGGCCACCTTCCAGGGTGGAACTGTTACGCGCGACATCACAGCGCCTTAAACCCCAAAAAGAAAGCAGCCGACAATGCAGCTAACAATGCAGATAGACCTGGGCAACGGCCCAGCAG